GCGGGTCATGCAAGAATTCGTTCAGGATGAGCAGGATGCGATAACGCTGCTCATGCTGGCAGATGACTTCGACACGAGATGTGTCATTGAGGCAACCGTCGGGCCTTTGAATCTGGCGAGTTTGGTAGGGTTGTAATGAGCGAACAGGCAGAAAATGAAGATGTGGTGATCGAGGAAGAAGTTTCCGAGGTTGAGCAGGAAGCCCCTGAGCAGGAAGTTTCTGAGCAGGAAGAGCCTGAGCAACAGGAAGAATCTGACGAGGTTGTCGTATCAATTGGGGATGAGTCGCCTGCTCCCCAGGAAGATCAGAATCGCGCTCCTGATTGGGTTCGTGAACTGAGAAAGTCTCACCGGGAACTGCAAAAGCGTAATCGTGAGCTTGAGGCCAAGCTGACATCTCAGCATGTACCTGAAAAGGTGGTGCTAGGTAGAAAGCCGACACTTGAAGAGCATGACTACGACGCGGAAAAGTTTGAATCGTCCCTTGCGGATTGGTACGAACGCAAGCGCAAGTACGATGAAGAGCAGCAGCAGGCTAGAGTTGCTGAAGAACAGCAGCAAAAGTCGTGGCAGGCCAAGTTGGACGCTTACGGTAAGGCTAAGTCCGAACTGAAGGTGAAAGACTTTGAGGACGCTGAAGATGTCACTCAGCAGACTCTGGATGTCACACAGCAAGGCATCGTTTTGCAAGGCGCTGATAACCCCGCACTGGTGGTGTACGCACTCGGCAAGAACCCAAAGAAAGCGGCTGAACTTGGCTCAATCAAAGACCCTGTGAAATTCGCTTTTGCGGTGGCGAAACTGGAGAAAGACTTGAAAGTGACTCCTCGCAAAGCTGTACCCCCGCCTGAGAAAACCGTCAGCGGTAACGCCAGGGTTTCAGGTGGCGCAATTGATTCATCCCTTGACAGGCTGCGTGCTGAAGCGGAAAAGACGGGTGATTACACCAAAGTCATTCGCTACAAAGCGCAGCAACGAGCCAAACAATCTGAAAGGAACTAATCGTGGCAAACGCATTTAACAAGGAAGAGCGGGTTGCATTTGAGAACCTGCTTGAAGGCTTCCAGGACGCCCTCGTCCTGTCGCGCAACGTCGCCGTCTACAACACCGACCAGACGATGATGGAGCGTACCAACAACGTGATCTGGCGTCCCCAGCCTTACATCGCTGAGTCGATCACTGCCGCTCCTGGCACCGACATCTCGTCGTCCTACAAGAACATGACCCAGTTGGCCGTCCCGGCCACCATCGGCTTTTCTAAGTCGGTGCCCTTCACGCTGAACGCGCTGGAACTGCGTGATGCGCTGCAAGAGGGTCGTCTGGGTGATGCCGCCAAGCAGAAGCTTGCTTCGGACATCAACGTTGCCGTTATGAACGTTGCTGCTAACCAAGGCACTCTGGTTGTCAAGCGCACCGCTGCCGCTTCGGGCTTTGACGACGTTGCTCAGTGCGACGCCATCATGAACGAGCAGGGCGTCCCCTCGTATGATCGGTATCTGGCTCTGTCCACCCGTGACTACAACGGCATGGCGTCGAACCTGCAGGGTCTGTCGCGCTCCTTCGGTAACCGTAAGAGCGACAACGCCTTTGAGCGTGCTTATGTCGGCATGGTCGCTTCGTTTGATACCTTCAAACTCGACTACGCCAACCGTAAAGCGGCTGCCGCTGGCACTGGTATCACCATCTCGACCCTGACTGCTGCCAACAACTACTACACCCCTCGTGCTACCAGCACCTCGGTGGGTGGTCAGATCAACGTCGATAACCGCTACCAGACCGTGACTGTTTCCAGCACCACTAACGTGGCCGCTGGCGATGCCTTCACCATCTCTGGTGTGAACGCTGTGCATCACATCACCAAGAGTGACACTGGCCTGCTGAAAACCTTCCGGGTGATCAGCGTGACCAACGCCACCACGATGGTGATCTCGCCCCCGATCATCTCCGATCAGGGCGCGACCGATGCCGAGGCTCAGTACCAGAACGTGATCGTTACCCCGTCCGCAACCGCGAACATCGTGTTCCTGAACACGGTTTCCGCGTATGTGAACCCGTTCTGGCAGAAAGACTCCATCGAGATCCTGCCCGGTCGTTATGCTGTTCCTGCTGACGCTGGCGTGGCTGTGATGCGTGCTGCTACTGATCAGGGTATCGAACTGGTCATGCAGAAGTTCTACGACATCAACACCATGACCACCAAGTATCGTCTCGATACGCTGTACGGTGTTGTGAACAAGCAGCCCGAGATGAGCGGCGTGATTCTTTTCAGCCAAACCTAAGCTGATTTGATGTAGTACCGGGGCCAGAGGAAACTCTGGCCCTGTTTACAGGAGTATGTGATGCCTCTGAAAAAGGGTTACTCCAAAAAGACCATCTCCGGAAACATCGGTATGGAGATGAAGAAGGGTATGCCGCAGAAGCAAGCAATCGCGGTGGCCTTGAACACTGCTCGCACTTCTGCAATGAAGGCTGGCAAACCCGGCAAGGCTCCCAAGAAGAAATGAAACCTGGTCTGTACGCCAACGTCAACGCCAAACGTGCCCGCATCAAAGCAGGGTCTGGCGAGAAGATGCGTAAACCCGGATCGTCCGGTGCGCCTACTAACAAGGCGTTCAAAGAGTCTGCCAAGACTGCGAAGAAGAAATGAGCATTGAGTTTCCCACCCTCGTCTACCGTTCTCCTGGGCCGCACTTCGGCCCCCGTGGCTCAACGTACAATTACGTCGGAGTTGCCAACGAGGACGAACTCGTACTGCGTCTCATCGAGGGGTGGTGTACGACTCTCGATGAGGCTGTAGACGGCAAGCCTGCGGAGCCGCCAGCGCCTGTTGACAACGCGCCGCCGACCCGTGCCGAAATGGAAGAAAAGGCGCGAGAACTCAAAATCAAGTTTGACGGCAGGACAACTGATCGTAAACTGTTGTCGTTGATCGACGCCGCCTTGAAAGGCTGACCATGAGTTACAGCAAGCGACAGTTTAT